TTGAACCATGGTCTAACTTCTGTCAGTACTGGACAAGTCTTGCCATACATCTCCATGCAAGGTACTTGCACTGTAACTGGTCTAGAATCTGTCTGACCTTTTATACCCGCGAAAGGTAACTTGATCATGTTTCTCTCAGTCCAGAAAAATGTGTTATTAGTATCCTTATCCGGTAAGAACCTAACAACTGCTTCTGAGCCTTCGTTTATATTCCAGTGTGGGTAGATGGCGTTGTCTCCGCCAGTGTTGGAAGTGGAGCGATTCACTTCTTGAGATTTTAACTTCGCTCTTATTTCAGCCAATGATGCCATAATGTAAGCCTCCTTTATTGTGCCTATGTTTGTTTTAGTTTGCCTAAGTGTATATTAGACATATAGTACATAATATACAACTATATTTATCAGTTGTCTACTACTATTATTGGTAATATGGAGATTTTATTATGCTATGTTGGCCAGCGTCTTGATTCTGTCCAGTTCCGTGTTGATCGCTTCTGCTTCCGCTTGTGCTTCTGCTGGAACTTCCATTTCTTCTTCTGAAAAAAACTCTTCAAGTTGTAAGCCTGCCATCTCTATAGCATCCTTCAGTGTGTACTCGTCGTCACCAACTTTAAACTTGTCGCCTGCTTTCATGCCTGCCGCCTTGGCTTTCTGTACTGCCTGTGCAAACTGATTGCCTTCGTTAGTTTTGTCTGCGTATCCTGGTGTGCCTGCTTTCATTCTTTTGTAAGCAGTTGTGTTCATCATTTTATCTGCTTTGGTAACATCTAATTTGGTTGCGTTCTCTTTGTCTTTCTTTTCGATTTCAGAATCTTTTGGTCCTGTTGCATATTCATCAATGTCATTAACCCAATTCTCAAACGCTTCAGTCTCTTTGGCCTTGCCTTTTAAATCTTTCTTGGGTGCAAAGTCACCTGGTTCCATTCTTACTTGATCTGTGTATCCTGGCTCTGACTGCATTTTTTTGTAGTCGTCGATGTATCTCTTGGCCAACTGAACCGCGATCTTCTTGTTCTTGATGTAGTCCGGTGTTGGTTTGAATGTTGCTGAATTTTCTTGTTCCATTTCATCTGCTACTCTAGAAGCGAAGTTTGCCACCCTGTCTTCCTCTCCTGTTTTAGTCAACAGTCTTGATGCTATGTCTGATAGTATAGAACTTAACATCGTGTTCTTGTTTGTGAATTTTGTAACTTTCAACATCTTGTCTGCTGAATCGTCTTTCCTTAAAACTAATTTTTGATCAGGATCATTTAAGAAACTTTGAACTACTGCTCCATGGTCCACTGGTGCTTGTACAGGTGCGTCAATTGGTTCTGCATCTGGCTCTAATTCGTTCACTTGCTCTTCTTCCTTTGGAGCATTTTCTAGTTCACTCATTATTCTGTTTATGATTGGTAATGCATCTTCAACTCTGCTGTCTAGGTTTGTCATTGTGAACTTCTCTCTCATTTTGTTAACAGTTTCATCGTCCAGTATTTGTTCTTCTGATGTTTTGAAATCTTTACTTGCGTTTTCGTAGTGTGCTTGGTTAGAAAGGTTCTTCATGTAACCTCTTAGGTTCTCTAGTTTCAATTTTGTCTGCTCAATGATGTCGCCTGCGTTGTCGTTCAACTGATCTTTGTTAGTAACATATCTCGAGAATGAATTTAGTTTTGCTATGTCCTCTGATGTTGAAACGATGTGCTGTCCAAATTCATCATGTGGTCTTCCACCATTTGACACGTGTCTCATCATNGCTCTNGCACCTGCTAAATGAGTTAATGGATACTTGAATCTTTCGCCGTCTTCGTTTTCAATGTATAGTGATTGTATCTGTCTTGATCTTGCACCTGGCACAGTCTCGTCAACTTTGCCTTTGTGTCTGATTATNAATTTTGTTTTGTTTAGGTTCTCGTACGAACGTTTTGCAGTGCCTGTTAGGCCTTCTGTAACACCTGCTAGTTTAGTGATTCTTGCTAGTTCTTCTGACATTTCATCAGTATTTACCGTTTTGTTCGTATCTGCAAGATTTTCATAGTCCTGCTTCGTTAGGTTGTTTTTGGTGATATCCCTAACGTCAAATCTCATTTGATGCTCCACTGCAAAGTCTTTCAACTCTTTAAGGAATGCATACCACTCGTCTCTGCTGTCCTCATCAATCTTGTTCACTAGATCCCTGTTGTAGTACACTTTCATGTTCTCACCGTCTGCTAGGCTTATGCTCACGCTACCAAAAGTGTCTGCGTCCTCGGCAAATTCAAACTCAAAAAATACAGCACTGCTTGGATCGGCTGTAGCGGCACCATTTTCATCACCTAGTCTGATGTTTGAGAATTGCGATCTTATCTTGTTGAATAAATCTTCGGAGTTTTTAGGGTTCATATAGTGTATTTATTATCCTGTGAACGATCCAAATATGGGCATTGGTGTTATCTCACTTGTACGATCTGTCCATTTCTCAAATATTTTAGGGTCAAAATCCGCCAACACTTTCATCATACGAGTCATTAATAGACACGCACTGACTAGGTCATCGTGCTGTCCCGGTTTTGCTTTGTAACTCATGCCACTAGCCACGAAATCTTTGAGTTCTGATATAAGCAGTTGTGAATTGATCTTCATTTTGTTGTTCTCTATAAGTTCTTTGAATTTTGTACAGGCATCTATCTTGTGTTTGGCAGTGGTATTGAACCCTCTTCTGAATTTTCTTCTATGTCCTTTCCTTATGGGTTCTGATAGGAACATGCCCATTATGTTTTCTTCTCCTATGTCCATTACCCTTAACAGGGCGGCCTCGCCTAGCGAGTTATTCTCCATTGAATAGAATATCTGTGGTGTTGCTGTTGCATCTTTTTCCATGATTGTATCATGTAGATGTTTTGTGATACTTTGCAGGATTCTTACCTGTTGATTCATTGGCGTTGTGTTGTGATGCCATTCTCCAACTTGCTCAAATGTGGGTAACTCAAAAACTTGTATTGCGGCGTAGTCACCGCCTGTTCCCATGCTAGGATCTAAAGATACCATGTATGTCATTCCTGGTGTTGGACGTTTGAACCAACGTACCTGTCCTGTTGTTTCCACCGGAGCCGAGGCGTCCATGTCTGCTAGATGAATACTGTCAATTAGGGTTTCATCAAAGATTAAGAATTCACATTCGTGTTCCCTCCTGAACCTCTCATCACCGATCCTGGCCTTCTCTGCTTCCGCCCATTCTTCGTTCCTGTCTGGGTGTTCTGACCAGTGTGCCTTCATGGCGTAGAAGCCATTTGTTCCTACTAGTTTGTCATTGCCATACTCGTCAAATCTCTTGTTTGCTTCCTTCCAGATCAATGCGAACTGGTCTTCGTCACTGTTAGGTGTGCTTGTGATCATACACTTACCACCTGTACTCAATGTTGGTGACAGTGATGTCCAAAACTCCTTGGCCTTCTCTGGTGGTTGCACGAACGCGAACTCATCACAGTAGATCAAAGTAAGTGACATACCCCGTCCTGTGTTCTCAGTTGTTGTGGTCGCCATGATCTTTGATCCGTTGTCAAACTCTATGCTGTTCCTGTTGTATTGTGTCACGCCCGCTTTGATCCAACTGGGCAACATCTCGTATGCGTAACGCACCCTCGACATTATGTCTGATGCTCCTGCGTATTTGTGTGCGGCGATTAGTATCTGTGAATCTGGTCTGAACATGGCATACCAAATAAGGAATCCTGACGCACATGTGGTCTTGCCCGTCTGTCTAGGTAGCATGGCAATTGAAAATCTGTGATCGTTGTAACTGTTGATCAGTCTTTCTTGATACGGGAATGGCTCGAACGGCATTGAACCTTTCACAGGATGTTGTATCTTCATGAATGTTTTCATAAAGAACAATGGCCCTGTTTTTGGGTCCATGCACTTCTCAAGTTGTTCCACTTGGGCTTTGCTGTATTTGTGTTTCTTGTGCGCCTTCTTTATTTGGTCGCTATCTAGTGATACATACGCCATAGTGTAGTATTTAACGCTGTGATGTTACTTGGAAAAGTATTACTTTGCTTCTTTGTCTTTGATGGCTTTTTTCATTGGTTCTTTTTTATCGCCATCTTTGTCCATGTCTAAGAAGTCAGGTTTTGCCGCTTCTTGA